CATCTTTTAAAAGAGGTGAAAGAAGTCAGGGAACTTAATCCTGATGGACCTTACAAGAAAATTTTACGTGAACAAAAGGGGATTAGTATTTAATGGATTTTTTGAAAGAAATTGTAAAAGAGATTGGTGATGAGTACACCCAAGTCGCAGCAGACATCGAAGAAACAGAACGATTCATCGACACAGGTTCGTACATCTTTAACGGATTGGTTAGTGGCTCCATTTTTGGTGGCGTATCTAGCAATAAGATTACTGCCATCGCTGGTGAGTCTAGTACTGGTAAAACTTACTTTTCCCTCGCAGTTGTCAAGAACTTTTTGGATTCTAATCCTGACGGTTACTGTCTTTATTTCGATACTGAGGCTGCTGTTAATAAAGGATTACTTGAATCCCGTGGGATTAATTTAGATCGATTAGTTGTTGTTAATGTAGTTACTATTGAGGAGTTTAGGTCAAAGGCACTTCGTGCAGTTGATATATATCTTAAGACATCTGAAGAGGATCGCAAACCTTGTATGTTTGTGTTAGACTCTTTAGGTATGCTTTCAACAGAGAAAGAAATTAGAGACGCATTGGATGATAAACAAGTCCGAGATATGACCAAATCTCAACTTGTCAAGGGAGCGTTCCGAATGCTTACTCTAAAGCTTGGTCAAGCAAACATTCCACTCATAGTTACAAATCACACCTACGATGTTATCGGCTCTTATGTCCCAACTAAAGAAATGGGAGGAGGCTCTGGCCTCAAGTATGCCGCAAGTACGATTATCTATCTTAGCAAAAAAAAGGAAAAGGATCAGAAAGAGGTTATTGGAAACATTATTAAAGCTAAGACGCATAAATCAAGACTCTCAAAAGAAAATAAAGAAGTAAACATACGTCTTTATTACGATGAAAGAGGATTAGATCGCTATTATGGTCTCCTAGAATTAGGAGAACTTGGTGGCTTGTGGAAAAATGTTGCTGGTCGTTATTTAATGAACGAGAAAAAGATATATGCTAAAGAAATTCTTAAGAATCCGTCAGAATATTTTACAGATGATATAATGGAGAAGTTAGATAATATTGCAAAAGAACATTTTAGTTATGGTTGATTTTATTCTCAAAAGGGATAATCTATTAACTAAAGATCAATGTGATCAAATTATAAAATGGACTTTTGATAATAAAACGTTTACCGATGGTAAAGGATATTCTGGATATCAATTTTGTGAATTGATGAATTATGGTGGATCGTTTCATAACGATCTTTCTCCACCTTCCTTATTTCCAATTAAAAATGTGATTGATACTTTATTGGAATCGTATCAAAAAGAATATCCAGAATGTGCTAATATGAATCATTGGGAATTGGAACACATTAGATTTCAATGGTGGAAACCAGGACGTTTTTTTAATGGGTTTCATTCTGAGCATATGAAATCAGAACCTTATAGAGTTTTGGTATTTCTAATTTATCTTAGTGATAATGATTGTTCAACCATATTTAAAAGATATGATGATGTTGAAATTAAGGCAGGTCGTGGTATACTATTTCCAGCATACTTTACACACGAACATTCAGGATCACTTTGTAAAAAAGGATTAGATAAGTATGCACTCACAGGTTATTTTTCTTTTGTATAATGGAACGAATTGAAACAACTATTCTTCGTAATTTGGTATTTAATGAAGAGTATTCTAGAAAGGTAATCCCGTTCATTCAACCTGATTATTTTGAGGAGAAATCTGAGAAAATTATTTTTCAGGAGATTACTCATTTTATTGTTAAATATGGATCAACAATAACTGTAGAAGCTCTTAATATTGAGATTGAGAATAGGACTGATCTTAATGAAGGTGAGATCAAAGAAACTAGAGATATATGTAATTCATTAACTGATACTCCTGCAGATCAATCTTGGTTAGAAGATACTACAGAAAAGTGGTGTAGAGATAGAGCAATCTATCTTGCATTAATGGAATCTATACATATTGCAGATGGCGAGGATGATAAAAAAAATCGTGATGCTATTCCATCTATACTTTCTGATGCTCTAGCAGTTTCTTTTGATAATCATATCGGACACGATTATCTTCAGGATTATGAAGAAAGATACCACTCATACCACCAAAAGGAAAGTCGAATTCAATTCGACCTTGAATACTTTAACAAGATTACGAAAGGAGGTCTCCCAAATAAGACCCTCAATATTGCTCTTGCAGGTACTGGCGTTGGTAAATCTCTTTTTATGTGTCATCTTGCTTCTTCGATCCTTTTAGAGGGTAAGAATGTTTTATACATTACTCTTGAAATGGCAGAGGAAAAGATTGCTGAAAGAATAGATGCTAATCTTTTAAATGTTCCAATACAGGATATTACTGACTTACCTAAACCAATGTTTGATAGTAAGGTTGGTAATATTGCTAAAAAGACTCAAGGAACATTAATTATAAAAGAGTACCCTACTGCATCTGCTCATTCAGGACATTTTAAATCATTATTAAATGAGTTATCTTTGAAAAAATCTTTTAAACCTGATATAATATTTGTAGATTATTTAAACATATGTGCTTCATCCAGATACAAAGCAGGAAGTAATGTCAATTCATACTCCTACATCAAAGCAATCGCAGAAGAATTACGGGGTCTCGCAGTTGAGGCGAACCTTCCGATTGTATCTGCCACTCAAACTACTCGTAGCGGCTATGGCAGTAGTGATGTTGACCTCACTGACACCTCTGAATCTTTTGGACTCCCTGCTACTGCTGACCTTATGTTTGCCCTTATTTCTACAGAAGAGTTGGAGGCATTGAATCAGATAATGGTAAAACAATTAAAGAATCGTTATAATGATCCTACATTGTTTAAGAGATTTGTTGTGGGTATTGATAGGGCAAAGATGAGATTATATGACGTTGAACAAAAAGCACAGGATGATATAGTTGACAATGGTAAAGAAGAGGAGTATAATCCAGAAGAACAAAAACCCAAAAAATCATTTGCTGGATTTAAATTTTCATGACTTTAAGAACACATACGATAGAAAAGAAAAACCCACAACATAATCAAATATGGGAGTGGGAAGAAACTCCTGAAGTTTTAGCAGCATTAGAACAACTAAGAAAATCTGAACAAGCAACAAATGACTAAACAAGTAGATACCCAAAAGTATACTGAGTTTGTAGACGCAGTAACATCTAAAGAATCGAATGATTACATTTCATTTAACTCTAGATGCTTTGAGATACAGAAAGATCCTGATGGAATCCCCGTACATCGTTTATTAACTGCTGCTCTTGGCATTTGTGCTGAAGGTGGTGAGTTTACTGAGGTAGTAAAGAAAATGGTATTCCAAGGTAAACCTGTGAATGATGAGAACATCTTTCATATGAAAAGAGAACTTGGAGATATAATGTGGTATGTTGCTCAAGCTTGTATGGCACTTGATACAGACTTTAATGAGATCATTGAAATGAATGTAGAGAAGTTAAAGGCAAGATATCCTGGTGGTGAGTTTGATGTACATTATTCAGAAAATAGGAAGGATGGTGATGTATAAAGAAAACATTAAATCTATAACTAACTATGAAACCCGCATTAATAACTGTGCGTTGTGGACTGGGATATAGAAGTAAAATTATCCGAATTAGAAATGAGTGTAATTATTTACCAAGAACATATCGAAATTCTGGAAAAGGAGAATGAAGATCTTAAAGAAGAGATCATATTTCTTCAAGAGCAATTAGAGTATAAAACAATGGGAAAACCAATAGGAGAAGAATAATGAGTGGAGACCCGTCATTCAAGGATCCAGTTATCTTTTATAGTAAAGAATTGACTAAAACAAAACTAGTTCTTTTATCTCTTAAAGGAATTAAATTAAATTATGTAGAAGAGGAGCAAAATATTAATGGAGAAATTTCTAGATCTACTTATTGATGAGTTTAAAAAAATAAAAAGAGTTCGTGGAGATTTATTCACGAACTTTTTGTCATTTGTGCAATTATTTTTAACAGATAAAAAAGTTGATAAATATAAAGAGAACATTTTAAGATATATTGTTGCGAATAAGTCGCAAATACAGTTAAAGCTTAAGCAGAACTGATGAAATCTTTTTTACAATTTTTAACGGAAACATCTGCATCTCAACAGGCAGCTAGATTGGGATTGGAAGGTGATGGTCATGGTGGATGGTATGATAGAAAGACTGGTGAGTTTACAGCAAAGACAGAAAAAGGTACATTAAAGTTTTATAATAAGAGACAGGTAGTTGGTGGTAGAGATCCAAAACAATCTGAACAAGAAAAGAATTATTCATCACCTAATACTCAGGTTCCTCCCGAAGGGCAACAAGCACCTCCTCCAGAGCAACAAGCACCTCCTGCAGAACCTACTCCAGAAGAAATAGCAGCACAAGAAGAACAAGCTGCAGCAGAACAACAACAAGCAGATATTCAATCACAACTTCAGAGTCCAGATTTACAGGCAGGTCCTCCACCAGTTCCTAAGACAAAAGGAACATTAACACTTGCATTTGGTAGATTTAATCCACCACACGCAGGACATGGACAGTTAATGGATATTGCAGCAGAATCTGCAGCAGAAACTGAAGGTGATTATATAATTGTTCCTTCTCGTAGTAATGATCCTAAAA